GTGCAGCGTCCTCGCGATCAGGAGCACGATTGCAGCCCTGATACACATTGAAATCCTTGTACCAGCGTTCAACCAGATAGAACACACACGTCTCAAGATCAGGGAAATCAAGGAAGGAATCCTGAATCGTGATCCAACGGCCGTTGATGTATTCCTTCGTGTTGCGATTCGTCCCTGCACCCTTCAGGCCGAAGAAGTTGTTCTCGCCTGATACATGCTTCCCATACCCCGATTCAAGTGCCCACTGCGCTGCAACAAGCTCAGGAAATTTCGCCCCAGCTTTCTTGGCAGCATCAAACACGCCCTGCCAATTATTTTCAAAAAGATTTTGCTTGCCAGCTTGTGACCATGTCTTGAACCAAACTTGATCCCTATTCAACAGATCAGGGGCAACCTTTAACAAGGCTTCTTCAAATTCAAAGATGGCCGCCGTTTGATGCGGTAATGCCTTGTAATACTTGAACAGGTCAACTAGCTTCAGGCGGTTCTGGGTCGTCATCGTTCCAAGGGGATGAGATTGACATCGGTCCACCCAGAAGGCGGCTGTCACCTGTTTGCTCTGGTGTGATCGGTTCTTCCTTGATCACAGGCCGGCGCTTTGACCGCTCCTCTTCCAGGTCAATAATCTTGTTGACACGTTCGATTTCACGATCAAGCCGTGGCGCTAAGGTCGCGTGGAACTTGTGATCTTGAGCAGCACGCTGCATGCGATGCCGCCAGTCCCTGCTGTCATAACGCCACAGCCAAGTCGTATTGTCGCTCAGCGCTTTGGGAAGATCACCTTCAGTGCCTTCAGCACCAGTTGCACCCAAGAATTCTCCCGGATTGGGAGGAGTGCAATGATCTCAGAGCCAGCAGCAACAACAATCGCGATCGCTGCAACAGTGGTGGGATCCATAACGATCAGTGTGGACGTGCTTCCAGCATAGTCACGCGATGCTCAACACCATTAAGACGGGTGAAAGTTTCCTTACGATCTTCTTTGATGTCTGTGTGCAAAACCTCAAGCTGAGTGGCGATGTGCTCAACAGCGGCCGTCAACCTGATAACTGCTTCTCGTGCTTCGTCGTTACGTCGTGTAAATCCCATGGCACCCATTGCTGCCACTGAGATAGATGCGCCGGCTACAGCGGCGATGACTTCAATCATGGCAGCTCCAGCTACCTTGACAGATTAGCGTCCCTGCCCACGCAAAGCTTTCTTACCCCTTCTTCTGGGGCGACTGTTCTGACCAAAACCTTGACGTGTAGTTTTGGGTGGACCCGGCTGATGATCAACGCGAGCCGCACCCTGTTTGCTCTTTACTGCCATGGCATCCCGCTGGCCTTGCTGGGATGACGCTGCTCGTCAAGCTGCGCCTGCAGGGCGGCCTCGATCTCGGTGACCTTCTCGGCACCAAAGGCATCCTTGACCCAGCCGATCACCATCTGCTCAGTCAGGTCGGCATAAGGGATCAGCTTGTCCGGGCGCTCAAAGCCTAGTGACCCGTAGGCGCCGCTGCTGTAGGTGCCGTCTTCGGCCGAAAGCGACCAATGAGCTGTCATCACAAACCCGTCAGCGGTCTCGCGTTCCAGGTTGGCGATGTGCCAGGTGAAGGTGGTGGCCATGAGTTGATGGGTGATGGTGGGAGTTTAGGACGGGTGTCTAGTGAAGGTGACTACTCAGTTAGGCCACGCTTCATCAGCGGAGGCACGCAACTGCTGGATGAACGCTTCCAGCTCTTCACGGTTTTGGAACTCTTGGATGTAGTGGCTATCTTCATCGTTGGACAAAAAGACCTTTCCGTCTTTAGCCCAAGGTGTGTGGGGAACGCCCCGGTAAGCTTGATCGGTCATGGTTTCTAGGGAACTGTGGCCAGGGGCAGGGTGTTGACGCACCGCTGCCCTACCACATTACAACATCGCGCCAGGCTCAGTAACGAGTAGGACTTCTGCGTCTAGCAAGCCATCAGCACGCACGGCACACAGTAGCTGCCGTCGTTGTAAGTGCAGGTGACATGTGTTGAAGTCACTTTGGCGACGGTCTTGCTGCGGATGATGTCGTCGTCCTGCGGCTTGGCGGTGCCATCACCAGAGGACATGAGCAGGTCGCCGCGCTGGACCGTGACGCCTTCGGCAATGCGGATGATGAAGTCACCCGTCATCGCGCAGTAAAAGTCGTCGGTATAGGTGTCGTCGTCATCGTCCCAGGCTTGGAACACGCCGGCCACGTTCGGGTCGCCTTCCACATCGGAGACCTTCATGCGGTTGAGCTGTTCGTTCTCCTCTTCGCCCCAGCCGCACATCTCGTCGATGTTGCTCAGCACCGTCCCGCGCAGGATCTCCGTGCGCTCAGCGCCGCCGGGGAGCTGCGACCAGCGGGAAAGGTGGGCGCCGTTGTAGGAGACGGTGGTGCCGGAGATGGAAATAGAACCTTCAAATGTTGAATCTTGTCGAAACTCAATAAGATTGCCATCGTTTGCAAGTCTATTGATTACAGAGGGCGGTTCACCAGACCTGGTTGCTGATAAATAACCGAGGTAAAGAGCGTCACCAACCGTTGTAATTGATTCATCTGTTTTTCCGATAAGAACCGCGCCTGTTCTTGTTATTCTCATCCGCTCCGTCGGGCTGCTCGCACCGTCGGCGGTAGTGGAGAACACTAACCTGCCCGGCATGTCGTTAGAGCCGGGAGTGCCGTCTACCCAGCCCTCGATGGTCGCGCCCTGAACTAGCTGAGAACCATCTGCGCCATAAAAATAAATCCTTCCCAGTAAATCGTTGTTTTGAACTGCGGTGTTAGAGCCCAGCGAGGTGCCTCGGCTTTTGCCTAAAACTAAGAGGCCGCCAGTCGTATCGCTTGAGTTGGCAATAATTGATTGGCTTGCATATAAACCGACTCCAACGTTCTCAATCTGAAACTGAGAGTTGACGCCACTCCAGCTACGGCTCGAAGACGTGCCAACTAAAAAACGACCACTTGAGTCCCAGCGACCCCACTCTGTGGCCGCACTGCTAAATCGAAGGTAACCACTGCCTCGTGTATCTAACGTGTTGCCACCACTTTCAGCATAGATTTCAAGAATCCCGGTGCTGCCGTTTGTGCTTTCAAGACGGATACCTTCTTGTGCGCCTGAGCCGTAAATGTGAACACCGTGATCGATTGCACCAAAAGCAGGACTCGTAGTGCCAATCCCTACGTTGCCTCCGCTGCTTATGTAAAGCCTTTCAGTTGGTGTTCCACCACTCGGACTAGTTAGGAATGCAAGATTATGGGCTGTGGTTCCAGAGCCGCCTGAAATGGCTTTAATTGCTGCATATTGACCATCCGAAAAATCTGACTGAGTTGCAATTAATGCAATTTGCGCTGCAGTGCTTGCTGCATTGCCACGATTCATCACAAGAAGCGGCGTTGTTGTAGCGCCAGCACTTGTGTTAACTACGTGCAATTTTTGCTCAGGTGAGCCAGTATTAATCCCTACTCGGCCACTGGAATCGATTCTCATGGCCTCAACGCCGCCCTCAACGAAGGCAAGGGTGTCGGCTGCGGGGCTGTAGATGCCAGTGTTCAGGTCGCCAGTAAATGTGATCGACGGCGTGCCAACAGCGCCAAGGGGATGATCAATCGCAAGCGCAGAGCTGACTGCAGTGGTACTCAGGCTGAGTCGGACCGTACCGCCCGTGCTGATAGCAACCTGATCAGTGCCAGGACTGTAGATGCCGGTGTCGGTGCCGCTGTCCTTGAAGTAGATCGACGGTGCGGCTGCCGAGCCGTTCTCAATCGCCAGCGTGCTCCACTCGCCGTCAAGCTGGTAGAGCGTGATCCAACCGTTGTTGGCGGCGTTGCGGATCTTCAGCAGGCCAGTGGTCGTGTCTGCCCACCACTGGTAGGCGTACATCGTTGCCGGCTCGGTTGCGCCGCTGTTGTTGCTGACGATGGCGGCAAGCTGTCCGTTGATGTCGGAACGCACCGCCGCTCCGGTTCCATTCGCAACGACATAGTCTGCTTGGGGGCTCATAACAAGGCCACTTTGCTACCAGTTTAAGCGCCCTTGCCAAATCCCACCGCAGTCCATAGGAAGTTGCGGCTCACTGCAGTGCCAGCACTGTTTCTGAAGGTCACATCGAAGCCGGTATTGCTGACGTTGGTCACGTTGTAGTAGTCGCCTGTCGCCAGGTTCTGCGCCACGATGCCGATGCTGGGCAGATAGGCATTGGCGCCGCCCAGGCCGGTGGTGCCGGTGAAGAATGCTTTGTCAAACGTGACCGCCTTCGTGCCAGCGCCGCTGCTGACCGCCCCCACCGACTGCTCACTTCTGCGCTGGAAGGTGGCCTCGTAGCCCAGTTCATCCACCAGGATGCCTTGCGCTGGATTGTTGCTGATCAGCTCTGCCTTGAACTGGAAGCCGCGACCCAGGAAGGTGCCGTTTACGAACTCCTGCCAGGCTGACCATGTGGGCGTGCCGCTGGGATTGTCAGGCGTGCGGCGCAAGTACAGCTTGGCGTTGACCTGATCGATAATGCCGCCGTCCCAATCTGCCCAGTCGTCCACCAGTGCAGTGCGGCTGTCCACCAGATCGCTGGGGAAGTAGCCACGGGTGACGAAGTAGCGCTTCAGGTCAAGGGCAAAGCTGGCACCAAGGTCGAGGGTGTTGGCGAACTCGTAGATGCCGAGCGCCTCCATGGTCCCGTAGAAGTCCAGCGTCGCAATCGAGTCAAAGTCCGGGATGTCATCAAACAGGCCAGTAGCATCCAGCGTGAGCGCGTCGAGGTCGTCGCTGTAGAAGACATCAGTTTTGGCGCCTTGGAATGGTGGCGTATCCTGATCTTCGCGGCGGGTCTGCACCAGCAGTTGCCCAACGGCATCCGGGAAGTCCACGATCACGCTGGCCTCAGTCGGGCTCTGGCGGCGGCCGTCATCCTCGAACTTGACCAGAATCTCGCCTTCGACCAGCGGCACGATCGCCTCGGTGCTGTAGCCAGCGACGGCAGGGATCAGGTCAACGCTGTTGCTCCAGGTCCCCGTCCCATCGGTCAGGTTGGTATGGCGGATGTGGACGCGGCCAGCAACGCGAACGTCCAGGTCAACCGTGGCATCCCAGCGCAGGCGGGCGCTGTTGGCACTGATCGGTTCGATGGTCAGGTTCTGAACGTTGCCCGGTGGCTCGGTCTTGCCGATCAGGTTGAAGGTTGCAGTGGCTGGGTTGCTGACGCCGCCGAGGCTGTTGATCGACTGCACCCGGACCTGCAGCGTGCCAGCGTCCAAGCCCTCGATGCGGGTACTGGGGCTGTTGGTGTCGATCTGCGAGAAGTTGTTGTTGCCCAGCCGGTAGATCACCCGGTAGGACTGCACCAGTTGCGTCGGGGGCACCCAGCTCAGCTCGAACGCAGTGCGGACGTTCTGGCCGTCGGTGTACAAGTGCTCCGTACCGGTCAGGCCGGTGGGCGACTGCGGCAGGGCGGACAGGTTGGAGATGTCCCGCGTCTGCAGCTTGATGTCCGACTCGATCGCGGCGTAGATGCTGCTGTTGTAGGCCAGCGCGGTCACGCCATAGATGCCATCCTCGGCCTCGGCCACGCTGACGACACGGAACTGCTGCGTCTGCAGGCTGGTGTTCTGCAGGATCCAGATGCTCTGAGCGTTGGGCGCTTCGCTGAATGCGCTCGTGACCGTGATCACGCCAGCAGCCAGAGTGCTGACGGTGCGGGTCTCGACCAGGCCGGTGGGCAGCAGGACGCTGATCGTTGGCGAGGTGCCGAGCGTGATGCCGGTGGCGTCGTCCAGTGTGACGGTCGTGGTTGTTGCTGCTGCAATGCGGCCGCCGCGCCTGCTGCCAGCCTTGACCGGATCGGCCACGTCGATCACCATGCCAGGCCGCAGCACAATGCCCGAGTCAATCGACACCGAGAAGGTGACGGTCTCGGTCAGGTTCTGCTCAGACAGCAGCGCCCACTTGCCGGCACGGTGCGCCTGCCCTTGCGAGTAGCAGCCGACTGCCTTGATGTCCTTGTTGATGATGCCGTACTTGGCGACGGCTGACGCATCCTCGACGTACTCATAGGACACCTCGCCCAGGTTGTCGTACTCCTGATAAGCCACCGTTGCCGTGGTGTGCCGTGCTTTCTGCGATGAGCCGCTGTAGTTGAACAGCCCATCGACCACGTTCGCCGGAGTCAGCAGATACTGCGGATCAGATGGCTTGTCCTGCAGCACCACCATCGCGCCGGCGCCGTAGTAGGCGATGCCACGGAACAGCGCAACGAACTCCTGGATGACGTTGTAAACCTCGTCCCTGCTGTTGATCAGCATGTTGCAACTGAACCGTGGCTCTAAGCCGCCGCGGCCGTTGCTGACCAGCGCGTTGCAGTATTGGCTGATCGCGTAGAAGTCATACCGATCAAGGCTGCTGACCGGGATGCTCGCTCCGTAGCGGGTGTTGGTCAGCAGATCCCACAGGCACCACGCAGGGTCGTTGGTCCAGGTAGCAGCGCCGAACGTGCCATCCCAGACGCCGCTGTAGGTGACGCGGCCGAGGTAGGTGGTCGTGTCAACGGTGGCGTTGCTCGGCAGTTGCACCTTGATGCCGCGCACCAGATACTTGCGGGCTGGGATGCCCTTGAACTGCCGCGAGTCAAAACGCAAAAAGGCTAATGCGCTATTTGGGTATTTGAATTTTTCGTCAATAATTTCTGTGTAGCTGAACCAGAAAGTCCGGTTTTGCCGGCGGGCGCTGGTCTCATCAGCGCTTATGCGCTCAAGCCTGATGTCAACAGGGAACGCACCGCTCAGGCTGATGATGTAATCGCGCTGGTAGGCATTGGTGGTCTTGCCGCTGATCGTGTCCTCGAACACGGTTGTGTAGCCGCCGCCGTTGTACTGCACCCTGCAGCGGATGCTGACGCTGTGGCCGATGATGTCGCCGTCGTCCTCGATGATCTGCAGCGCTGGCACCTGCACCGTGATGCGGGCGCGGTCTACATCCGAGTCGGTGATCTGCCGGGTGACGGATGCAGCAGCGGTGATCTCGACGTTGACGGCCTGCTCTGATTCGATCCCGTTGGTGTTGGCGATGTAGCTTTGCGCCTGCGTGCCAGTGCGGGTGACGACGCTATACCCGGTGAAGTTGTCGATCCCGCTGCTGCTCTGGACTGGCGTCCCATCCAGGTAGATGCCTTGGACGCCATCCTCGATGCCTTGGATCTCGCCCTCGCTGATCAGGTCAAGAACGCTGGCAAATTGGACTGACTGCAGGCTGTCGTCAGCCTCTGATGGGACGTGCGTTGTGCCGCCACCGCCGCCACCGCCCTTGCCACCGCCGCCGCCGCCGCCGCCAGCACCTTGAACCAAGAGCAGGTCTTCGATCATTTCAGTTGCGCCACGTCAAGGCCGCTAGACAGGACAGCCGAGCCAACAAAAGCGCGGCCATAAACGATCGGCACCGGCATCCCCTGCTGGCTCGTATTCACAATGCCGCTGAAGCTGAACGATTCCAAACGGGCTGCCTCTTTGCCGCGTTGCAGCGCTGAGATGTCGGGCTGCGGGGATAGCATCTGCGCGACGCCGCCAAGAATCAAACTGGCACCGATGCCGCCAAGGGCAACAGCAGCCGTGCCACCGATCAAGCCCGCACCAGCACCGGCCAGGCCAGCGCCCAATCCAAGGAAACCGCCAGCCGCAGGACCGGCGATGATCGCCAACGCGACCAGACCAATCCCAGCCAGAACCTGCCCAAAGCCCTGCCCTGCACCAGCCAGCACTGGCGCAATGCTGAACACGTCACGCTCAGACCATGGCAGCACGGCCACGCTGGCATCTTCTTGTGTAATGCGTTCCTTGCCGACGGTGACGCGGAAACCCATTCCGGTCTGCTCAGAGTCGATGAGCCACTTGTCCAGGCCAGGGAAGTTGACGCACAACGCCTTGATCGCCTGCGCGGGCGTGTCCACTTCAAACTCG